GCTGCTGGTGGCGGACATGAACAAATACCACGTGGTCCGCAACTACCTGGAAGGTCTCGCATGGGATGGCACACCGCGCCTGGACACTTGGCTGGTGGAACGCATGGGCGCGGAGGACTCGCCATATAACCGTACGGTCGCACGCAAGTGGCTCATCGCGGCCGTGGCCAGGATTTACCGTCCTGGCTGCAAGGCCGACAACGTGCTCATCCTGGAAGGCGAGCAGGGCATCTACAAGTCGACGGCGCTCAAGGTGCTGGGCGGCGAGTGGTTCACGGACGCGCCCTTCCGCCTGGGCGACAAGGATGCTTACGTGGTCATCCGCGGCAAGTGGATCGTCGAACTGGCCGAGCTCGACAGCTTCAACAAGGCCGAATCGACCGGCGCCAAGCTGTTCTTCGGGCAGTACATCGACCGGTACCGCAACTTCTACGGCAAGCGGGCCACCGACGTGCCGCGCCAGCAGCTGTTCGCGGGCACCACGAATAGCGATACCTACCTGAAGGACGATACCGGCAACCGCCGCTACTGGCCAGTCAAGGTAATCAAAGTCGACCTGGCCGGCCTGACCGCTGATCGGGACCAGATCTGGGCGGAGGCAGTGCACCAGTTCCGCGCCGGCGCCGAGTGGTGGCCTACCTCGGCAGAGAAGGACATGTTCGAGTTCGAACAGGATGCGCGCTACGTCGGCGACGCGTACACCACGCTGATCCGAGACTGGCTGGTCGGCAGGTCTGCGGTCACGATGCCGGAGATCATGGGCGAAGCGCTGAAGCTGGACGTGGGCAAGTGGACGCGTCCCGAGCAGCAGCGTGTCGGCCGCTGCATGGCGGAGATTGGATGGAAGCGCATCCGCTCGTCGAAGAGCACGGCTACGGGCAAGCGCGACTGGGTGTACCAGCGTCCGACCGAAGGAGCCGAAGCGGCAGGAGGTGATGATGCACCGCTCTGATCGCGCTGTCCCAATGTCCCTGTCCCAAATTGCTTGGGACATGTCAATGGGACACGCTGACATCTGTCCCATTGTCCCATTGTCCCAACGCCCCACTCATGTGCGCGTACGTGTGTGCGCACAGCGCGAGCGAGCGCACACGTATACGCGTGTGCGTGCATCACTCGTTTTTTATTGGGACATTGGGACATTGGGACAAGATCAGAAGACCGGAGCCGAGGTAACGGAGGTTGTATGCGCCTGAATATGAAATCGAACCTGGGCACGGTTCAGGGAAGGCTCAACCAGTTGGCGACGCAGGTACCGTTCGCCGTCGCCGTGGCCCTGACCAAGACCGCCAAGGATGTGCAATCCGCAGTGAAGCAGGAGATGCAGGACGTGTTCGAACGCCCAGTTGCCTACACACTGAACAGCGTGTTCGTGAAGGCGGCGACGAAGCAGAGCCTGGAGGCAAAGGTCTGGCTGAAGGACAACCCGTTCGGCAAGGGCACGCCGGCGAACCGCTACCTCGCGCCGCAGATCTTCGGCGGGTCGCGCGAATTGAAGGGCATGGAGTTGGCGCTGCAGTCCGCCGGCCTGATGGCCCAGGGCGACTATGCCGTGCCCGCGGCCGGCGCCCAGCTGGATGCCAACGGCAACGTGCGCCGTGCCCAGATCGTCCAGATCCTTTCCCAGTTGAAGGTACAGCGCAAGGCGGGCTTCGAGTCGCGCGCCAGCGGCAGCGCCGCATCGAAGCGTGCGGTCGCACGCCAGGGCGTAACTTACTTTGCCTTGCCGGCTGCCACACGGGGCCTGAAGCCCGGCATCTATCTGAAGCGCAAGTTCGCGCACGGCTCGGCCATCAGGCCCGTGTTCATCTTCGTCCCCAAGGTGCAGTACCGCATCCGTCTGAAGTTCTTCGCCGTGGGCGAGCAGACGGCGCGCGTGCGCTTCAACTCGCACCTCGACACCGAGGTGGCAAAGGAGGTTGCCCGAATCATGAGACGGTAGCCCCCCTTTCGGGTCCTTCCCAGCATAGCCTGTCGAGGGTAATTCAGGCCCCGACGGAGCGCTAGCGGGAGGCAAAACAATTTCCTTACAAATACCCTTACACCACAGAGAATGGCAAACCTGACAGTCGCAGCATGGGCAGAAACGCTGGGGATCTCCCGGCAGCAAGGCTACGCTGCCATCAAGCGCGGCAACATCCCAGTCATTGACGGCAAGGTCAATGCTGAGGTGGCGACGCTCCTGTATGAGAAGACGACCCGCTCTCGTGCCGGCAAAAATCGCGGAACCAGGCTACCGCCTGGGGACGGCGACGGCGGCCAGGCCAAGGGCGACGAGCATGGGTACGCGCATCAGCGCGCGCGACGCGAGGCGGCCGAGGCCGAGATGGCCGAGATGAAGGCTGCGGAGATGAGCGGCAAGTTCCTGGTGAAGGACGAAGTCGGCGCCGCGTGCTTCACGATCGCGCGGGCACTGCGCGACGGCCTGACGAATTGCCAGCGTCGGATCGCCGCCGACGTGGCCAGCCTCGCAACTGCGGACGAGTGCGAAGCCGTCATCGAGCGTGAGCACCGTCAGCTGCTGACCGCGATGACGGAACAGTTCCGCCAGCTGGTCGGTGAGCCGCAGGAGGTGGATGAGTGACGCCAGCGATTGACGTCGTCGCCGATGGTTTTGCCCGGGGCCTGCAGCCGGACCCGAACATGCCCGTCTACGAATGGGCAGACACGTACATGGTCATCCCGCAGGACTCCGGCGCCAACGAGTATGGCAAGTACCGGACCTCGCGCACGCCGCACGCGCGGGAAGTCATGTGGACCTTGTCGGATGCGCATCCGTGCAAGCGGGTTGCGCTGATGGGCGCGTCGCAGATGCTGAAGACGCAGGTCGCTCTGAACTGGTTTGGGTGCACGGTGCACCAGTCGCCGGCGAACTTCCTGTGGATCCTCCCGACCGGCAAGCTTGCAAAGCGCACCAGCACCAGGATCAGCAAGACCATCGCGGCAGTCCCGGAGCTGCGCGAACGCGTCGCGGTTCCCCGCTCGCGCGATGCGGTGAATACCCAGGACACGAAGGAATACACGGGCGGCTCACTGTTTATCGTCACTGCAGGCGCCGCGGCCAACCTATCAGAAGTGCCCGCGCGACGCGTGGTATTCGACGAAGTCGACCGGGCCAAAGAGAACGTGAACGGCGAAGGCGACCCAGTCGCTCTGGCCGAGGCGCGCCAGACCACATTCGAGCGCAATCGGAAGGCGTATTACCCAAGCTCTCCCACGATCGTTGGCGAGTCGATCATCGAAGGCCTGTTCAACCGCGGCACGAAGCGCGAGGCGCTGGCGGACTGTGTGCACTGTGGGCATCCCCAGCCGCTAGTCTTCGAACGACTGACGGTATCCGATGACGGCCAGGTGGCGATGTACCCGTGCGCCGAGTGCGGCGCTGTCATGTACGAGAGCGACAAGAATCGCATGTTCGCGCGCGGCGCCTGGAGCGAGCCCCAAGGCGGCGACGGCGAAACCGAAAGCTTCACCATCAACGCTCTGTTCCTGCCGTATGGCTGGATCCCCTGGATCAAGCTGCTGCGTGAATACCGGGCCGCCCGCATCAAGCTCGAGCAGGGCAGCGAGGAGGCGATGATCGCCTTCTACAACACCAGGCTGGCACGGTGCTGGGAGCGCAAGAAGGAACAGACCAAGGCTTCGGAGCTGAAGGCCCGGGCCGAGCCGTACAAGCTGGGCACCGTTCCCAAGGGCGGCCTGATCCTCTCGGCCTCAGTCGACACCCAGATCGACCGCCTGGAGCTGAAGGTCGTGGCGTGGGGCGAGGGCATGGAGTGCTGGATCGTGGACTTCCAAATTGTGGCTGGCTCACCGTCCGATCTCGCCACATGGGAGGCACTGGACCTGCTTTTGATGGGCAAGTACCGGCACGCCAGCGGCCGCGAGCTATCGATCGCTGCCACGTTCATCGACTCCGGTGGCGCCAACACGCAGGACGTCTACAATTTCACCCGCACGCGCCAGCACCGCCACATCTTCGCCCTGAAAGGCGAGTCCCGTCCGAACAAGCCGATCATTGCCGCGAAACCCGCGCTGGTGGATGTGAACTGGCAGGGTAAAACAGAACTGCGCGGCGTCAAGCTCTGGCACATCGGTACCGACACGGCCAAGGACTACCTGGCCGCCAGGTATGGCCTGCAGTCCGGCCCGGGCACCGTGCACTTCTCGCAGGATCTGCCGGCTGAATACTACGACCAGCTGACCGCCGAGTACTGTATCGCGGTCTACAAGCGCGGTCGCAAGGTGCGCGTCTGGGATAAAAAGAAGGCCGACCGCAACGAGGCCGGCGACTTGATGGTCTACAACCTGGCCGTTGCGCAATACCTGGGCCTGCACAAGAAGTCGCCAGGCCAGTGGCAGGTGCTGCGAGACATGGTGGATCCGCAGATCCCGGACCTCTTCATCGATCAACCCCCATCCGCCGGTCAGCCGGCACCGGAAGCGGCGGCGCCGGCCGCCGCAGCCAACGCACAGAAAGAGGCTGCATGGACACGAACGAACCAGATACCCGGATCGCAAGCCTCGCGCCCGCAAGGGAGACAATGGTGAGCCGTGAGGAGCTGGCCGATCGGGACCTGGTCGATGCCATCGTGGAGTACATCTCCAGCGAGTTTCCCGAAATGGCCGCCAAGGTGGTGGAATTGAAGGTGGCCGTGCGGGCGGAATTCAGCGGCAGTTTCACCTACATCCCCCGGCGCTCTGCCACTGAGCGTGCGAAGCTGGTCGGCGACGTGATGTCATTGTTCAACGGCCGGAACGCTGCCGAGGTGGCGCGGCGCCTGGGCATTGGCCGCGCCACGGTGTACCGAATTATCAAAACTGAGGGTGGCAGAAAATAGCGTCTCAAGTTTTATAGATTTGAGACAGCACGCCCGATAACCTCGGGCGCATGGCACTTTCGCAAAAAGACCTCGACGCGCTTGACCTGGCGATCGCTTCCGGCACGCTGGAGGTGGAATTTGACGGGCGTCGCGTGCGATACCAAACGACCCAGGCGCTGCTGGCCGCCCGCACCCATGTGGCGGATGTGATCCGCTCATCCGTGGCGGGCGGCCGCAGGAGCTCATATCAATTCCAGTTCACCACGTCGAGAGGCGACTGATGGCCACCATCGTCGATCGCGTGATCGGCTGGCTCAGCCCGCAAGCCGGGCTGAATCGCTTTTTCGCGCGTGAGCGCCTGGAGCGGGCATACGAGGCCGCCAGCCCGCGCGACCCATGGAAGCCGCGTCGCGCCGGCGCCAGCGCAAATGCGGACCATTTCATGGACGCGCGCACCATCCGCGCAAAAGTGCGCGCGCTGGAGCAGAACGTACCATATGTGGTCGCCGGCCTGGAGGGTCTGGTCTCTTCCACGGTGGGCACTGGGATCATGCCCCGCGCTACCGGCAAAGACGCCGTCCGCCTCAATGAGCTGTACGCAAAATGGATGCCGCAGTGCGATGCCGATGGCCAGCTCGATTTTCATGGGCTCGTGGCCCTGGCATATCGCACGATGGAACGCGATGGCGAAGTGCTGATCCGCCTTCGACCGCGCCGCATCAGTGACGGCATCGCGGTCCCGCTTCAGCTGCAAGTGCTCGAGATCGACTGGTTGGATAGCTACAAAACCGGCATGGTCGATGGCAACCAAGTGATCAACGGTATCGAATATGATGCATTGGGGAGCCGCATCGCATACTGGCTTTATGATCAACATCCGGGCGAAATCGCCCAGGTGTCGGTGAACCGCAGTGTAAGCCGGCGCATCCCCGCCCGTGCAATCATCCATCTGTTCAATCCGAAGCGCCCTGGACAAGGGCGCGGAATTTCGCGCTTCGCATCAGTCGTCACGCGCGTGCGGGATCTCCAGTTGTACGAGGATGCGGAGCTGCAGCGCAAAAACCTCGAAACCCGACTCAGCGTGCTCGCTAGCGGGGACGCGACGCTGCTCGAAAATCCGGCCGGTACCGGGCAGGCTTCTGGTGGTGCCGCAGCGACCGGCCAGCTGGGCGAGCTTGCCAGCGGATCGATTACTCAGGTGCCGAGTGGCGTCAATCTGACGATTGTCGAGCCGAAGGCCGCACCTGGCTATGCCGAATCCGTAAAGCTGGCGCTGCATCTGATCGCGGTGGGAATTGGCGTCCCCTACGAGATGCTCACAGGCGACATGGTCGAAGTGAACTTCAGCAGCGCACGCGTGCGCCTACTGGACTTCCGGCGCTCCGTTCAGCAGATGCAGTGGCTGACCATTATTCCCAAGCTGCTGATTCCGATCCACACGGCCTTCGTGGACGCTGCTTACATGGCTGGCGAAATCAGCAAGCCGGACTACAGCGTGGATTTTAGTCCGCCTAAGTTTGACTACGTGAACCCCGAGCAGGACGTGAAGGCCGAGCAGGCCGAGATCGCGGTCGGCCTGGCCACGGTCAGCGAGAAGCTGCGCCAGCGCGGCGAAGACCCGGCGCGCGTATTCGCTGAAAGGGCCGCAGAGATAAAGAAGATGAAAGAGCTTGGCATCTTCGACGTTTCGCTTTTCCTGCAGCGCGGTTCGCTGACGACCAAGCAGGACGAGGGGCTGTCGGAGCCAGCAACAACTAAGTAAGCGCGTCTCCCGGCCGCCAAGGTCCAACAACATATAGCCGCATCCCGATAACCCAAGGAGCCTTTTATGTCCATCCAATATTCTGTCGCCGTGAACAATGCACGCCTCGACCAGATCGAGGCGACCATTGGCACTTCCGCCCGCCTACGCATTTTCAGCGGGTCGGCGCCGTCGAACTGTGCCGCTGCCGACACCGGCACCTTGCTGGCTGATATCGCCCTGCCGTCCGACTGGATGGCGGCCGCGGCCTCCGCATCGAAAGTGCTCGCCGGCTCCTGGTCCGGCACAGCTTCCGCCGGTTCCGGCGCCACGCCTACCCACTTCCGCGTTACCAATAGTGCGGGCACCGTGGTGGGCATGCAGGGCACAGCAGGCATCGGCTCCGGTGATCTGCAGGTCAACGGCACAATCACCAACGGTCAGACGGTGCAGG